GGTCATTTCCTCCCTGTTCACACCTATCTCCAAAAAATATAGTCTTTCCTTGCATGTCCTCAAGGACTTGGGATTTATCTTTCCCTTTGGGATATATGTCTATACTTATTTCACCACCTATTGCGAATTCAAGGTCTGGGTATCTGAGTGAAAGGTGGCTGACTATCTTTTCTCTTTCACGGTTTTGATTGTCCCAATTATAATATTCTTTTCTTAATACATTATCCGCAGATCTTCCTACAGTAGATATGTTTACCATTCCAACACGTTCTTCTATATTAGTCTCTGCTCTTCCATACCACTTACTTGTCTCTAGTATATTTAGCAGGTCTAGGTGAAGGTTTGCGCCCATCATCCACTCAGACTGTTTGACTAACGTGCCTTGTGAGTATAGCTGGTTGCCGGAGTTTTGGTATGACCCATGCACTGCACGCCATAGCTGTCCTCCAACTTGTTCTATCGTCTTATCTTTATCTGATCCTGTAACAAAGAACACCTTGTTGCCAGCCTTACTTTCTCTGCTAAAGAACCTAATGAAGAGTTTCTGGAAATCACTATCCATAGCTCCTCTCGAAGGTGTAAGAGTACCATCAACATCGAATAGGTAGTTTATCATAAGTTATCAACCCTGAAGCCATCTGAATTAACTTCTATTGTACCACAGCCTTCACAAAGTACAACAATAGATTCATCTTCTAAGCATAAACCTTTCATGTCATTGTTGTCTGCATGCTCTTCTCCAAATAGTTCATGAGTACAACTAAAACAAAAATCAGCCATGCTTCCTCATTCCCTTAACTAAAGAATAATAGTCTAATTGTTGATTGTCAGGAGTTATTCTAGTAACTTCCCAGTCTGGATATTTCTTCTCTGCTGATGCCTGCGCTGACTTTATATCAGCTCCTTCGATATGCTTTACTTTGTTCATACCTCTTGCATTAACTAGATTGACTATATACTTCATTTAGTGATCCTTGCAAAAATACTTATAGATGAATAGACTAAAGATAACACTTAGCCAGTAAGAGCCTGTAGCTTGTTCTATCACATGTTTATGCTCTATTAAAAGAATCATTCTCTCTGTGTTAGTCATGACTATGCTCGTAATAGTCTTCTCTCAGTGTGTTCAGCCCTTTAACTAGACACTTCAATGACTTGTGTACATTGTATGCTAGGTATAAAGCCCACGCAGCAGATGTTGCTGTTACTGTCCATAATATAATTCCAATAGTATCCATCAATAAAATCCTTTCTATTACAAATCTTAGCGACCTCGACGGGACTTGAACCCGCAACCACCGGATCGACAGTCCGGTACTCTAACCTGTTGAGCTACAAGGCCTTAATTAATCCTAACTTCTTTCTTATCATCCAAAAAAGAGTTTTCAATATACTTCTGTGTTTTACATTCTTACCACTCTCATAAAGGCCAAAATGTTTAAGAGAACATTCAGGACAAAAATGTTTGTGGCATATTCTACACCTATAAGCATCTTTATAGCTTATGTGAGTTTTGCATTCATCGCAATTAGTTTCCATAAGTACCCCGTAGGAGAATTGAACTCCTGTCTTCGGCGTGAAAAGCCGATGTCCTAGTCCACTAGAC